ATTGACGAGGGTTCTGGAGTAGAACAAGAAATAATGGAAGTTTTGGAGGGTTCAGACTACACAAGACTTGTTATATTTGGGAATATGACTAAAAATACTGGTATGTTTTACGATAGTGTTTATAGGTCAAAAGGTCAATTTAATGTAATCAGACTTTCTTCTTATGATAGTCCTTTTATGAGCTATGAACAGATTGAATATATGGAAAATAGGTATGGTAAAGATTCTAATGTAGTTAAGGTTAGGTTAAGAGGAGAAGCTCCAGACCAAGAAAATGACACTATTATATCTAGAGAATTATTAGAAAAGTATATTGATTATGCACCTTTAGATGATAAAATATTAAACTCTAAAGAAATACAAATAGGTGTAGACGTTGCTAGGTTCGGGGATGATTCTACTATAATGTATGTTAAGCAAGGGAATTATATAATTGAAGAGATAAAACTCGATAAAAAGGACACTATGCAGACTGCTAATAGAGTTGCTAGAATAGTTAATGAATATTCACAAAATGACATAGTAGCAAAAATAGATGGGGTAGGAGTAGGTGGAGGTGTAATTGATAGATTAGCCGAACTACAATTTCCAAACTTAAATATAATTGAGATTCAAAACAATGCTAGAGCCTTCAATGAAAATGAGTACTGTAATGCCATTACTGAAATGTTTTATGAGTTCAACGAGTTCTTGAAACGTGGATTTGTAAGTATGCCAGATGATTCGGAATTAATTGAAGATTTGGCAGGTAGAAAATATGAGTTTGATTCAAAAGGCAGATTAAGAATTGAGAGTAAAGACGAGTTTAAAAAGAGGTTTGGAAGGTCTCCAGATAAAGGGGATGCATTTCTAATGACTTGGTACAATAATGAGGATTTGACTTTAATTAAGAAATAAAGTATATTTTATTAAAAAGGGGGTGTGAAATTGAATATATTCAAAGCGATAACTGAAAAAATATTGAGCATACCTTATGGAATGTGGAGAAATACTTCTTATTCTAATTATGCAGTAGACTATGATTTATTTGTTCAAGAAGCATACAACAATCCTTTTATTTATAAGGCTTTTAATGAAATTGTCACAGATTGTAAAACTATTAAAACTGGTGTTTTTAGAAATGATGGTAAAAAATGGGTATATGTAGAAAATCATGTAGTAAATAAATGGCTAAAAAATCCTAACCCAGAACTTAATGGTAAAGACTTTTTAGAGTATTATCTAATGTATATGTATTTCGGAGGAGGGCTTCTTTTATACAAAACTAAAGGTATATTGGATAAGCATATATATATCTATTCCCCAGATAGTTTTGATATTCAAAGAGACGATAACTTGACTATAAGTGGTATAAAAATAGGGAATAGTTATTTTTCGACAAATGAATTAAAAGACTTGAAGGTGTGTAAAGCTCCAAATATAGAAGATAAAATAGCAGGGAAGTCACAAGAGTTTAGACCTATTGTAAAATCTTTAGCATTAGTTGGAGATATGAGCAATTTTGCATTAAAGCATCAAAATACACAGTTAAAAAATAGTGGAAAAAGAAATGGTATAATGACTTATAAAAATATTAGGTCTACTTCTGCACTTGAAGAAGCTAAAAAGCAATTTAGAGGGCAGACTCATGGAGAAAGCACAGGCGACACAGCTTGGTTGAATGGCGATAATTACGATTTTAAATCTACTGATATGACGCCTCAAGAGTTGGATTGGTTAGAAGGATTAAAATATACAGAAGAGGTAATATCTCAAGCTATGGGAGTTCCTGTTCAATTAATTTCAAGTAGGGGTACTACTTATAATAATTTAGCAGAAATGAAAAAGAAGGTGTACATTGATACGGCTATTCCATTAGTGCAAGATTATTGTGAGGATTTAACAGTGTTTTTTCAAGACGATTTGCAAGAAAATGAGAAGATATGGTATGATGTATCAGAGATAGAAGAGTTAAAGGAAAATGTTTTAGATATAGCAGAAAAGCTATCTAATGCACTTAGAGGGAAAGTAAGTTTAAACGAATTTAGACAAGTATTATCTGAAAAGACTAATATAAACTTAAAGGCACTTCCAAGTGAATTAGGCGATAAAGTCCTTGTAACCTCAAGTGATATGTTCTTAGATGATTTAAACGTGGAATTAGAGCCTTTACCTAAGGAAAATGAAGAAGAAAGCACAAAGGAGTGATTGAATGGAAATTAATCCTAAAAAATTAAGGTGTGTTATAGTTAGTGATGAAATTTTTAAAGAGATAAATCTATCTGAACTTGAAGAAAATCTTAATTGTAAATTGATTTTGCAAACTCCTAGTAGTTATTATGACACTTGTACACTTGTTTTTTATAGTAATGATTTTGAAGAAGTTGAAATTCAAGAAAGCTGGTTTATAGTTTGTAATGAAAAAATAGATTCAGAAAGAACATTTTCATGGCAAAAACTAAAATAACTCCTAAAATGCTTAAACAAACTAAATTAATTCAAAAAGAAATTCAAAGAGTAACCGAACAGAATTATAAGGCAATTGCAAAAGTATTTGTTGACTTTGGAAATGATACTGAAAAGCAGTTTGCTAAAATAACTATGCAAGACATTAAATGGGATGTATTAAAGTCTAGGCTTGATATAATGCTTAGTACAAACTCCAAGAGGTCGACAAAGTCTTTTGTTAATTTCTTGAATAAGTTATTTGACTTTAAATTAAAAACTGATAAAATTGAAGCTGTAGAGAATGAAGCTGTTAATCAGTATGCTAAAGGATTAGCTAAAAAGGTAACTTATGTTACTGAAACAACTAAAGAAAGAATAGCTGCATTAATCGATAGAAACAAAGGTATGAATACAAATGATTTAGCTAAGTTAATAAATAATGAATTTGGTAATTTTAGCTATGCAAGGTCAAAATTAATAGCTAGAACTGAAACAGCTAATTTATTTAACAATGCAAATCTTAATACAGCCAAAGAGGTTGGAATGAAGTATAAAACTTGGATTCATGGGGTTAATAGTCCTAATGAAAGACCACATCACAAAGCGTTAAGTGGTACGAAATTAAAGTTTGATGAGAAGTTTGTATTAAACGGAATAGAGTGTGACACTGCACATGATAACAGTTTGCCAGCTCGTGAAGTGTGCAACTGTAGTTGTATTGTTCAATACTCAAATAGATAAGGAGGTGTAAAGTGGATATAAGCAAAATTAAAGAAATAACTAACAGAGGTTTGCAACTAAAAAGACAATATTTTGCATATGGTACAGTAGATAGTATAACAACTGTTAGAGCCGATAAAGTTGAGGAATTAATAAAAGAATTAGCTATAAAATTGAAAGATAAAGAAAATCCTTTGGTATTAACAATGTTTTTTTATTTTGATAATATGGACTTCACAGGTATGGGGGGTGAAATATAGTTGAATGAAAACTTTGAAAAATTGTATAAATTAAGTACTGGTAGCACTGAAAACATTAATAAAATTGAGGGTATCGCTTCTGAATATGATGTTGAGGACAAAACTGGAGAAATTATAAAATACGGGGCTTTTGATAAAGATGTTGGTAAAGTAATCCCTATTCAGGTAATGCATGGTGGTGTAACTTCTACAGTTGGAACTGCAACTTTATCAAAACAAGGAAAAAAAATTGTAGTAGATGGGGAATTGTTTGACAATGATATGGGAAAAACCATTGCACTTGCAAAATCAAAGGGAGTACAGTATAATTTATCAATAGGTGGCAAAAGAATAGATTATGGCTTTGAAAAAGTAAATGGTAAAGATGTTTTAGTAACTACAAAAGGAACTATTTCAGAAGTAAGTATAACAGGAGAAAATCAACAGGCACACCCTAGTGCTATTGTGACTAAAAATTTCGAGGAGGAACAAATGGAAAAAATTGATTACAAAGAATTGGCTCTTGAAATAGCAAAAGCTATGGATTTGGCAGAAGATGGTAAAAAAACAAATGAAGAAATGAAGAAGATGCAAGAAGAGATAGGAACACTTAAAGAAGAAATTGAAAAAACAAAAGGTTCAGATGTTAAGCTTGAGGAATTAACAAAAGTTCTTGAAAAAATGGATAAAACTATTAATGAGTTATCTACTCCAGGAAACTTTGGAGCAAATGGAATTAATAAATCTTTAGAAGCTGAAATGGAAGCTTACGAAAAAGCTATACATGATGTGGATTTAGAAGGAACTGCATTTACAAAGGCTCTTAATACAACAGGAGGAGCTGCACTTATTCCTCAGTTGTTAGCAAATGAAATAATAAAAGATTTAAAAGATTCAAATGTTTTCTATGCTAATGCTAAAATCTATAGAGGTACTGGAAAATCATTAGAAATACCTGTTAGAGATTCTTGGACAAATACAGTTGAAGGAGTTGCAGAAGGTGCTGGAGTAGTTACAAAAGGAACTTTAACTTACACTAAACTTACAATAGATGCAGCAGTTATGCAATCAGAAATTGAGCTAACAGATGAAATGAGACAAGATACTTATTTCAATGTACAAGCAGAAGTTAGAGAAGCAGCAGTTGAAGATTTTGACGAAAAATTATCAACTAATATAGTAAGTGGAGTTATAGGAACTACACAAAAATTTGAAGGTTTTGCAGTTAATACTACAGTTATAGGAGCAGCAAGAGAAACATCAATTTCTTTAAAAATATTACCAGATGATTTATTGGATATGGAAATGGATTTGAAAAAAGCTGATAGAGTAGGAGCTAAATATTATGCTTCAAAAGACGCTATAAGAGATATGAAAAAATTCAAAGATACACAAGGTCAATACTTGTGGCAAGCACCTTTAACAGTTGGAGCACCTTCTACATTTAACGGTTATCCAGTTGAAGAAACAGACTTTATGAAAAACAAAACTGCTGGAGCTTGGGTTGCTGGAGATTTCCCTGTATTATTCGCTAACTTTGGTAAATTCTATGCAATTTATGAAAAAATGGGAATGGAAACAGAAATGGACAGAAAAGCATCTGAAAGAGTATGGAATAACATTACTAGAATGAGAGCTGGTGGAAAAGTTAAAAAGGCTTCTTGTGGTAAATTATTAAAAATTAAAGCATAGTTAGTTAAAAATAACTAAGGGAGGGATTATTCCCTTCCTTTTTTTAAATTGGAGGTGTAAAATTGGCTAATTTATTAAAAGATTCAGCTATACAAGTAAAAATGCTTGAGATACTAGGATTCACACCTACAACTCTTTGGACAGATATCGCTTGGGAAAGATTATGTGAGTTAGTAGGATATGATTTATCAAGTGAAGAAACTAAAGAAGTATTTCAAGGTGGAATTGATGATAAAATATTGTATTTAGTTAAAAGACCTGTGACTTCTATAAGTAAAATAACTTTCAACAATATAGAACAAGCTTCAAGTAGTTTCGGGATATACAAAGAAAGAGGCGTTAACTTCTCAAGAATACTACCACAAAATACTAGATATCCTTATGGAATGAGTGGAATTTGCAATAATAACGAGATTATTGTAGAATATATGGGAGGATTTACAGTTGATACTTTCCCAAATTTATTAATCATGGTAGCTTGTGATTTGATTAATACTTTACAATTACAAACTGGGGAAGAAGGTAATTTATCAAGTTATAAAATATCTGATATTGCTTATCAATGGAAATCTAATGCAGAAATTACAGGAAAGTTTGACAATATTTTAAGTAATTATAGGAGTTTTTAATGGCTCAAGTAAGATGGGTAAGTAGAAAACAACTTGATAAAATTGAAAAAGAGTTAGATTATTTGAAAAAACATACTGTATGGGTTGGATTTGTAGGAAGTGAAGCCGATAAAAAGGTGGATGGAGTGACTATTTATATGTACGCAAATTTCAATGAGTATGGGACAAGCAATATTCCTTCAAGACCTTTCTTTAGAACAGCTTTAAACAACAATAGAAAGTATATAAAAGAACAGCTTAAAGAGTTATTAGGAAAAGTTGCA